GGAGCGACTCATCGAATGCCTTGGCATAAAGGGATTCCCTATCCCAAACTCCCCAATTTCCGTTCGCATACACATCCCAATATGTGAAGTCAATCTCCTTGAGTGCTTCCATCCGCACCGGGTACTCTGCATCGAGGAACTGCAACGAGTCCCGGTAGGTTGAATGCGAGATGAGAATCTTGTCTCGCTCAAGTTCCGGAGGAGAATCGAAGAATCGCTCCTTAATCCAATGCGAGTCAGAGACCGGGTTGAATGTGAGGAAGAATCGTTTCGGATGCTTCGAGACACCACGGAGTCGGAGAGTGACTTGAATGTAGTCCTCTTTCGTGAACTCAGTCGCTTCCTCAATCCAAATGAATTTCGCTTGAGTGAGCGACTTCAACTTCTCCGGGTTATCAACTCCCATCATGATGATGCGATTCGTGCCGTATCGAATCTCGAACAATCCATCCAAGCACCGAACGAGACCATCGAGTCCCCATTCTGAAATCTTGTTCTTAAAATCGCCATACACCGAGTTCCGGATGGTGGCTGCGACCTTCCGCAGCACCACGAATGTTTGATGCTGATTCGTGGCATCATCGAGAATCTGCGAGAGGAAGAACTGAATCATGGTCTGCGACTTTCCCGAACCCGCACCGCCATAGAGCAGATTGTGAATCTTCGGTCGAGTTATCGCTCCGAGATACTTGGCATTCCACAATGCCGGGTTGGAAAGGTCAATGACTGCCACGAATCAATCCTCGTTCTCTTCCTCCTCCTCTCCCGGTGGTTTCGGCATGATGACCATGTTGGTTGACCCGGAGAGTTCGATGCTCTCCTTGGCTTTTCCGTATGCTCGGTCGATGATGAATTCGGCAGCACGGACATCGCCCTTGATGGCCTTGTTCCGCATCGCCATCATGATGGCCTCCGCTGCGCTCTTCCCATCCTTGATGTCACCAAGCACCGACTCCATGATGGTCTTCATGGATGGCAATTTTGGCCGACCATTCGGATTCCCGGACTCGCCTTTTTTGAAACGATTCCCTTTCCCACGGATGTTTTCGAAATTACCTTTCATCGCTTTGCTTCCGCTTTGTTTATCGTTGACTGATTTGTGCCGGGATTCCGAACCCGGACAATGCTTGAGCGATGAGCGAATGCGCTCTCTGCGCTTCCTCCTCTGAGTTGAACTGAATGATGAGCGAGAGACCCGATTTGGACTCAACATCGCTCGTGTCATCATCGATTGATGCCTCATCGAACTCCGGGACATTGAGACCCCAATCATTGAGTTCGGTGGCATCCCAATCATTTGCGAGAGCATCCCAATCCCATTCACCGAATCCGAGATTGTCCTTGATGATGAACTCTCGTTGTTGGTCTGCGTTCCATTCAACCTTGATGACCGGGACATCGCTCCATCCGGCCTCCTTCATCGCACGGAGTCTCATGTTGCCTCCGATGACAATGTTGTCATCGTTGATGATTAGAGGTCGAACCGATGCCATGTCCGGGAAGTCCTTGAGCGACTTCACGAGTTTCTCGAATTGGTCATCACGGATTGACCGAGGATTCTCCGGGTTCGGTTTGACTCGGTATATCGGCCATATCATGACTCGTGTCTCTTTGTTCACCATGGATTCGATTTAGTTGCTTCCTTGAGTTGTCTCTTCTGCTCTTCTCTCTCCTCAATGAATTTGGTCATGAGTTCCCGGAGTTTGTCAGATGGTTTGAATTCTTGACCACAAGCAACGAGCCATCGGTCGAAGAACTCCCGACTGACTTGGACTGAGACCTTGGTCATCTCAACGAACTCACGCATCTCTCTCGGCATTTCTTACTTGGTTTTAAGAGGCAACGGAATCATGGTGGTGTCGGACAAGATGAAAACCGATTTGTTCAGCCATTCGACCTCGTACTCCATCGCCTCCAATGTCGCATTCGAATTTTCGAAAAACTCGGCCATGGCTCGGTCTTGTGCATCATCAATCATCACTTGTTGCTGACTGATGAATGCAATGGCGATGGTCAGCAATATGATGACAACTCGGTCGATGGTGATGTGTTTCATGATTTCTTTTTCGATGCCTTCTTGGCCTTCTTTGCCACAGAGAGCGCAATTGCGACTGCTTGTTTTTGTGGCTTCCCGGACTTCATCTCGGTCGATATGTTCTTCGAGATGGTCTTTTTTGAATATCCTTGTTTCAGAGGCATGGCGAAAGTTGTTTTCGCAAAAGTAGGAAAAAACCGAAACAAAAAAGTCGAGCAAAACTCGACTCCTTTGCAAGGACAAAGTGTAAACTTTTAAATGGCTCTGATGATTAGGGTCGGCCGTGGAACTGCGTTGGCCTCAATCCAATTCTTTTCTTGAACTGCTTTGCCATATACGAGCAACGGCCTTCCCTTTCGGTCTCTTGCGGTGTAGAGCGAATCTGCTCCGGTCTCGCTGATGATGAATATTCCGAATCTTGCTCTCATGCTTGTGCTTTGAATGTGTTGTACGAATGCATCCGGATTTCCCAAAATCCCTCGATGATGTCGGAGGTAATTGTCTCGACCTCGTTGGTGTATAGATTGAGAATCTCGATGCCATTGTCGATGACCTTGGTCACGATGAAGTGAGACAAATCTCTCGATGAATCAACGAATGGATTGACCGCAATGTGTCCTTCTTGGAATGCTGCCACCACCGGGTCAGAGATTCGGTGAATCCGTGAATGGTCGGTTGCCATCTCCATGGCCTCGATGAAATGGTCATATTGAACATAAAGGTTGAGCATCTTGTGCTGCTCCGAGGCAGCGAGTTTTTGATTCATGAACTTCTCAAACTTGATTCTTGACATCCGGATTGAGTCGATGTAATTCGACCATTGAAACTCCCCGGTGAGTCTGCGGTACTTGTCGAAATGGTTGTACCGATTGGCAACATCCCTCCCAACGGATTTGGAGGTGATGATGCGCTTTGCGATTGCTTGAATGTTTATCTCCATTTTTTGATTTGAAAAATGGGGAGGATTGACCTCCCCGGTGAATGATTAGTTTGAAATCCAAATTTGAAATCCGGATGCCTCTGCGAAGTTGTCTTTCAACTGAACCCAATCGAACTCCATTCCGTTTCGGTGAGTCGATGGTTTCGCTCCGACCTTTGTCACGCAGTAATATTGATTATCGACCGACCATACCGGGAGCGATGTCCGGCCGTAGTGGTATCGATAGTCCTTGACTTCTGCGAGGTCACATCCGATGTGATTTGCGAATGCTTGTGTCCTTGTCATCAGAAACATGATTTGAGGTCATTGACAAATAAATTGACAATCCGGCAATCCCATCCGGACTTGTACTTGAGTGCGGAGAAAATCTTGACTCCTTGAGCAGAATAGATTGCCTTATGATTTGGTCGGTCAATCTTGATGTCTGCTCCCAATTTGTTCATGCGATTGATGAACTTGCGGATGGTTCGACCATCCAATACTGCGATTTCCCATTTAATTGAATTTTCCATTTTATGATTTGAAAATGGGGAGGACTGACCTCCCCGGTGAATAATTATTTACAACTTTTGATGTCTCCCCATCCGTAATCCATCGCTGAATCGGTGCAATTTTTTAAATCAGAATATTGCCTTAAATCAGCACCCGTTCCTTTTCCGGCTCTTTTTGAGTAGATAGTTCCATTTTCGGTTTTTCTGACCTTAATGCAACCATTCCAAAGTTGAATGTGAGTGAATCCTTTGCGGATTTCCTCAACAACTCTGTTGTAGAAATCTTCCTTTTTTGCAAAGCGATATGCATCTTTCTCTGCTTCGGTAAGAGTCATCAGTTCTTGATGGGTCATTTGTTTGAATTGTGCCATGTCTTTTTGTTGGTTAGTGTTAAACATGGCACAAACATAAAAGCAGTTTCCGAATCTGCAAAATACTGACCAAAAAAAAGTGAAATATTTTTTCGAGCGACTTACAATCGCTTGAATTTCTTTGCCTTAGACTTCACAGATTTTTTCCCAACGCATCCCCATGCTTGTCGAGATAACTCGTTCGGGCATGGTATGTCCTTGGATTTGCACTTCGGAATCCCGGCCGACCGAGCGCAGTAATTATCACCTTTCGGAGTCCCCGGAGCGATGGAATATCCCTTCGCTCCAAACTTGATGGTCTTTCCCTTGATGGTGGTCTTGAACTTCTTCTCTGCCATGGTCACCTACCTTGTCCCCGGTATTTTTTCGACCGGGATTGTTTTGGCTTTCTGAACTTGGAATGACTGCCATCTCGCCTCTTCCCGAATGTAGTCTTGACTCCGGATGATGCCTTGGATTTATTCGTTGCCATGGTGCGAAAATAGTCAATTTCTCATCTGCTTGATTACCTCATTTTTCGCTCGGAGAAAAAACATGACCGACTCGAAAAGTTCGGCAGTCGCTCGATGCTTCCGTGCCGTAGTCGAGTTGATGGCTTTTTCGTACTTCTCTCGCTCTCGTGTTGTCATGCGTTGCAGAGCGAGGAGGCAAT